CAAGATTAGAAATGTTTGCAAGGCACAATTTTAACGGATGGGATGCTTGGGGGAATGAAGTTAAAAATAGCATTGACATTAGTGAATATTACACCTAACGGTTAGGATATGCAAAGTGCGAAAATACGCACAAAATTAAATACGAAGCACGAACCCTTTTTCTTTTTTTAGGGAGGGTTTTTAAAAATGATAATTATGAACAAACAAAAAATAAACATATAAAATTATGGCAAACACAAGAACAAGTGATGATAATCGGGAGTATGCTTTGGTGGATACCACCCCAGGTGCATCTGGTTATTATACAAATGAAGTTATACCAAGAAATCTTAAAGGAGGAAAGCAAGAGGCACCAAGGTATTTCTTTTTGAGTATTAGAGGAACAGGAACCATGGATGTAGCACTTCAATTCAAATGCGAAGATGACGATGACTGGACCACTTATGAAACATATTCCGATAATGAAAGGAAGTATATTGTTTGCGGTGGACCAGAAGTATCTTGGAGGGCAGGAGTGGTGGATGACGCTGCTTATTCTAGTGGATCCAAGCGGTTTGGTTTTGACTGGTAAAGAAAGGAACTATGATTGTAAATAATGTAATACAAAATATGGTCCAAAACGTAGTCCAAAATGTACTCCCTTCTTTTGATCCAGCAGGTGCAGGTCTATTCTGGGAACAAGAACTAATTTTTACATGGGAAAATTGGTTGGATGAGTTATGGGAGGATCAATTGTAAATTTATGAAAAAATAAACATATAAGATTATGACAACATTAACAGGAAAATATCCAGGCTTGACCTATAAGCAACTGCTTCAGGTAGGAAGTAGCAATGTGGGGTTGGCTGCTGGTTTACTACCTATACAGGATGGGGCAGGGCAGGCTTCTCCTCTTTCTTTATCATTAACAAAAGGAAAGTTTCAACCTAGCGTTGATTCAACTGATGCATTCCAGTTTTTAGATAGTGCTGGTGATATTATAATGTCATTTGACTCTTCCAATAGAGATGTGTCATTTGGGCAATCTGCTTTGGCAAGTTCATTCGCTGGAAGGACTCAGGTGAGAATAGGAGGTTCAGGCAATTTAATGGCTGAAACCGTTATAGGTTCAGGAAATGGATTGTACACTGGATTAAATTACTACATAGCAAGTTCGGGTGACTTTAAAAGGATAGACACAAACCAAGCCTGTGCCACGCAATATCTTGATGGGAATATCAATTTTAGAACAGCGGCAGATGGTGTGGCTGATGCTAATATCTCATGGAGTACCAAGATGACTGTTCTTGAAGGCGGAAATGTAGGAATAGGAACAGCCACGCCATCAACTATATTCCAAATCACTGACAATGCGAAGTATATTAAATTTTCACATGGTGGAGGTGAGGGTGTTATTGATGCTGAGAGTTCATTGTGGCTATTAGCATCAGGCTCATTATCAATGTTATTATCAACCTCAGAGGTGCGATGTTACCGAAATTTTAAGCCATCGAATAATGATGGTGTATCGTTAGGAATTTCATCAAGCGGATGGAGTGATTTATATTTAGGTGGACAAGCAAATTCTGTAATATCCCAAATCCGCCACACCACAGCAAACACAGCAGGAAACGACCTTACAATAAATGCAGGTGGCGCAACATCAGGCGCAACAGACAAAAATGGGGGTGATACATATATCACATCAGGAATTGCTACAGGCTCAGGATCGAGTAATATTTATTTCCAAACAGCCACAGCTGGCGCAGCAGGAACAGCAGACAGGACACCCTCTACTAAAATGGTACTTGGAGGAGATGGAACCTTATCAACAAGTCAAATAATTATAGATAGTGGACTTGTGGGAACAGCGGCAAAGCCAGCACTCGCTTTTGGAGATGGAGATACAGGTTTTTATGAGCAATCTGACGACACCCTTCAAGTTTCATTTGGAGGAGTGCATGGTTGGTGGTGGCATGGACTAGAATTTAGTGCAGCTATTACAAAAGGAGCAGTTATAGCAAATAAAACACCAAGCTCAACCGTTCCTGTTCATTATTTTAAGGATGATGAGAACACAGGATTAGGAAGGGCAGCAGTTGATCAAGGTAGTTTGATTGCTGGAGGTGCAGAGGTTTGCAGATTTGGCTATGTTTCAGCAGGAAACCGGCCAGCATTATATTTTCCAGAAATAACAACTCCCACAGCAATTGCTGACATGGGCTCAATTTATTTCAAATCTGATAATAAAATGTATTGTCAAACAGGCGATGGAGTTGAGCATGAAATAGCATTTGTATAGCATATATAAATTTTAATCAATAATAAAAAAACAAATACCATGAATGGAATCGAAGTTAAAAAACACATTGCAAGAAACAAAGCTGGACGTGTCTCAGTTGTAAGACATAATGAAAATGATTTTACAGTTACCACAATCCTATATGATGAGGATAAAAATGAAAACTTATCAGCACAAAGAGTAACTTTATCAGCTTTGAAATCAGAGTTGAAAACAACCCAAGAGAAGGTAGCAGAACTCACAGAGGTTATTGCTGATTTTGAAAAACTACCTATTCCAAAAGTTGAGGAGAAGGAAGAAGAGAAGGAAGCCTAAAAAAGTAAATAATTTATTTAATCAAAATAAAACTAGAATTATGAAACTGAATTTTAATGTACCTTATGTAATGTTAGATGGCAAATCTGTAAAGGATTCTGCCCGCTGTCCTCATTGTAAAAAGGATATTTATGAAGGAGTTGATGATTTGTCTTTGGGACAGAGAATGGCCAACCTGTTATCAGGAGAAAAGAAAGTGGCTGGTTTTCCTCCTCTAAGATCAATGGAACTTTTTATGACTCTTTATAAGAATGAACCAATTGATTTAACAGTCAAAGAGTTGGAAGCATTTAAGGAGTATTTTGGGGCTGATGATACCAATATGCCTTTATTGTTAAAAGGGCAGATTTTAAAGGTCATTGATGCTCTGGAAAACAAGAAGTAGGAAAGGAAAGGAGCTATGGACAAATCATAGCTCCTAATATTTTGATTTGGATATATTGTAAATTGGATAAAAGATTATGAAAAGGAATAAAAGACCTGCCAAGCAAATAGAAGTTCTTAGCACCTTAGTTAACCGTGCTAGGTTACAAGCTAAGTTGGGCCAGAGCTATGGAACAGACCGAGACCTTTATCAAGCACTTGGTTATCCTACTGAATTGGACTTTGATGATTATTGGGCACAATATGTCCGTCAAGATATTGCCAAAGCTATCATAGACAGACCTGTTAAGAAAACATGGCAGGGTGATGTGTTGGCTTTGGAAGCTAATGACAAAGAAACTTCCCAGTTTGAAAGAGCTTGGGAGGAGTTGATGAAAAATTTACAATTAAAAACTAGGTTTATCCAATTGGATAAGTTAACTGGTATTGGGCACTATGCTGTTTTGTTATTAGGTTTTGATGATGTCAAAGAATCAATGGATTGGACAAACCCAGTTGGCACAGGTGCAAGGAAGCTTTTATATGTTAAAGCTCTTTCTGAATCCAATGCTGTTATATCCGAATATGAAACTAAAACAGACAATCCCAGATATGGGTTGCCTGTACTTTATGATTTAACAACTACCACTCCTGATGGTGAGTCAAGTTCTACTTTAAGAGTTCATTACAGTAGGGTTATACATGTGGTGGAAGATGCTATTGATTCAGAAGTGGAAGGAACACCAAGATTGGAGTCAGTTTTTAATAGGCTTCTGGATTTGGAAAAGATGGTTGGAGGAAGTGCTGAAATGTTTTGGAGAGGAGCACGCCCCGGTTACCAAGGAAAGGTTGACCCAGAGTTTACTATGACAGATGCTGTTAAAGAAGGATTGATTGATCAGTTAGATGAATATGAGCATAACCTTAGAAGGATTTTAATGCTGGAAGGAGTTAACATGCAGGCATTGGAGTCTCAGGTGGCTGACCCAGCTAACCATGTAGATATACAGATACAAATGATTAGTTCGGTTACGGGTATTCCTAAACGGATTTTAACAGGTTCTGAGAGGGGTGAGTTGTCTAGTGGAGAGGATAAGAATCAGTGGGCCGCTTTTATATCGGCAAGGCGTGAGGAGTTTGCTGAGCCAAAAATCCTGATTCCTTTTATAGACATCTGTATCAAATATAAGATTCTGCCAAAGGTGGAAGATTATTATATACAGTGGGAGGATTTATTCAGTCTTGGTGATAAAGATAAAGCTGAAATTGGTAAAACTAGAGCAGAGGCATTAAGAGCTTATGCTGCTGAACCATTAGCTCAATATATAATGGGGCCAGATGCTTTCTTTGAATTTCTTTTAGGATTAGATGGTAACCAAATAGAGCTTGTTAAAACCATGATGGGTGATCAAATAAAATTAGAGGAAGAGGATACATTTGAGGATGATGAAGCAATTATTGAGGAAGAAACAATTGAAAAAGAATAAATGTGTGAATGTGCTGTACATACTGAAGTAGATGTTTATGTCAAGGCTGGGAATTATGACCCAACTAGGACATTAACACTGCGCAATGCATTTGTGGCTGATATGAACAGAAGGTTTAAAGACCTTATGAAGCTTATCAAAGAAGCCATAGTGGATCAGGATGTATTTGCACTTTCTTCTCCAGATAGTAACTTAATCACTCAGCAGGGTTTTGCTCCCGGCAGGAGGGCTTTTGATTTCCCTACAACTGGGCAGAAGATGGATGCTTTCATGGCTTGGTTAAAACAGCAACAGAATGAAGGTTTGCTAGAGATAACTACCATACAGCAGAGTGGAAGAGCTTTACACAGCCCTTGGACAGACAAGTATGTTTCTGACAGTTATAAGAGAGGAGTAATGCGTGGTCGCTCTGAACTAAAGAATGCTGGATATAAAGTTCCACCAATAAGTGAAACAGGAGGCATCCAAGCTAGTATGTCAACCCCATTCCATTTAGATAGGGTGGGAATGTTATACACCCGGACCTTTAATGAGCTAAAAGGAATAACTGATGCTATGGACCAACAAATCAGTAGGGTATTGGCTCAAGGAATGATTGATGGAGATGGACCAGCTCTATTAGCCCGTAAGATCAATGCTACTATTAGCAGTGGGCTTGGGATGACAGATACTCTGGGAAGGTATATTCCAGCCCAAAGGCGAGCCCGTATGTTGGCTAGAACAGAAGTGATCCGTGCCCATCATATGGGTACAATTCAGGAATATAGGAATTGGGGTGCAGAAGGAGTTAATGTACAGGCTGAATTTAGAACAGCTGAGGATTCCAGAGTGTGTGCGCAGTGTGAGAGTTTACATCTTCAACGATTTACTTTAGATCAGGCTGAAGGAATAGTGCCCCAGCATCCTAGTTGTAGGTGTATTTGTCTTCCTGTTAGAGTAGGTGGAAAAAAATCATTTGATGCAAAGTCATTTAAATCGGATGAAGAAGCCCAAGCATTTGCGGAAGCTAATTGGGCAAAATCAGCTAAGAAATTATCCACCGCTGAAAAGGACATATCATATAGTTATGTTTCAGAAGGGTATGATCAAAACATGAATAGAATGTTGAGAGGTCTCACTCAATTAGATCAACCCATGGTTCCTATATTCGAAGGAAAAGAAGCTCAAGAAGCTATTAAGTTGATGGACTCAGCAATAAGTAAAGGTGCTAATACATTTGCTCAAGATCGCTATGCTTTCAGGGGATTAGCAAGTCATGATGATACTGATGATTTTTTGAAATTTTTGAGAAGCTTAAAGAAAGGAGAAGGATACACGGACAAAGGTTACATATCCACTTCACTTTCCCAATTCCAAGCTGAGTCTTTTGCCCAGATGGATCAACAATTGGATGTAGTTTTAAAAATACGTTTGAACAAAGGGAAGAGGTATTTCACACCACATCCAGATGAATTAGTAACTGAAGCTGAAATCCTACTCCCAAGAGGAACATCTTTCAAGGTAGTTGGCGCCACTCAAGAGGAAATGTATTATGTAATTGAATTAGAAATATTATGATACGTATTGACAGATTTTTGTACAAACCACAAGATGTAAAAGGTATCAACAAATTATCGGTTGATGAGATTAAAGAACTTGAAAAAATAAAGACAAATGAAAAGAAAGTATAAGAGTTTTTTGACCCAGTCCACTGAGGCTGTGGAATATGCAGTAAGAACAGAGATGCATGAGCAGAAAGAATATCTGGTGGTGCCTGTTGTTATGATGGTTGAAGGTGTGCATAGTGGTTCAAGAGGGCCAGTGCTACATACAGCTAGTGAGCTTGGTAAAATTCCAGAGAGTTGGAATGGGATTCCTGTTACAGTTAATCATCCCCAAGATGATAATGGAAAGTATATCTCAGCCAATAGTCCTAATGTACTAAGGAAGTATGCTATTGGGATTATTTTTAATACACATATGGATGGTGACCAGCTTAAAGCAGAAGCATGGATTGAGGTTGATAAATTAAGAGCTTTTAGTGATGTGGAAATCTACCTTAATGAACAAAGAGCTTTGGATGTGAGTGTAGGTGTGTTTTCGGAGGACGACCCGACCGAAGGAGTTTGGAATGGAGAAGAGTATCAGTCAATTGCTAGAAATCACCGACCCGACCACTTAGCCTTGTTACCGGGAGGTACAGGAGCTTGTAGTTGGGGTGATGGTTGTGGAATCAGAAACAATGAAAAAACAGATATGAAAAAACAGGAACAAATAGAGCATATAACAGCTTTAAAGTTGGTGTATGTTTATGAGCAGAGTTTAGAGGCAATTCTGGAGTCTGCTTGGCGAGCCATAAATGCTATGGATACCGAAACAGAAAGCTATTATGTACGGGAAGTCTTTAAGGAGTATTTGGTGTATGAGAAACGGACCAAAAACACTGACACTTCCAAAACCTTTAAACATTCCTATGCTGTTGAAAATAATAAAGTAATTTTAGCAGGGGATGCCGTGGAGGTTGTGCGTGAAGTTAGCTATGTACCAATTGGAACTAATTCAAAAACAAATGATAAAAAAGAGGACATTATGACCGAGAAGAAGAAGCCTTGTTGTCCAAATAAAGTGGAGGAGCTGATAGCAAATGAGCTATCCAACTTTACTAAAGAGGACCGAGAGTGGCTACTGGCTCAGGATGAAGCAACAATTGAGAAGTTGATGCCTAAAACTGTGGAGTCACCTCAAGTGAATTCTGAAGCAGAAATCACCAAGGATCAGGCAGTGGAAGTCCTGATAAAAACTATTTCCACAGTTGAAGATTTTGTAAACATTTTACCAGAAGGAATCAAAGTTCATGTTGAGGCAGGGCTTGCGCTCCATACTGAGAAAAAGAAACAACTTGTTGATGGCATTATGGATAATGCTGGAGAGGGTGTCTGGACTGAAGAGGAGTTAACCGCAATGGAGATGGATATGTTGGAAAAATTAGCAAAGACCTCCGGGTCCAAAACTGATTATTCAGGTCTGTCTGCAGGAAAGAAAGCAAGTGAGCCATCAGAAGAAGTTTTGATGCCCACTGGTTCGTAATTTTTATTAACGACATTAAATATATAAGGAGGATTTTAAAATGTCAAATACTATTAAAATTAAAAATTATTTGAATGTACAGGAAGAGATTATTGCCATTGGTGTGATCACTCCGGGTATGTTATTGGAATTGACAAGTGCAGGAAAGGTGCAAGCCCACTCTGCTTCTGGTCAAAATATGTTTCAATATTTCGCAGTTGAGGATGAACTCCAAGGCGAAGAAATTACTGATACATATGCAGTAGCTGATCCAGTTCAAGTATGGATTCCCCAAAGAGGGGATATTGTTTATGCATTGCTTGCTGATGGTGAGAATGCGTCAATTGGTGACTATCTAGAAAGTAATGGTGATGGATATCTAAAGGTGTATGCCGTAGATGCAGAGTCCGTTGCTAATTACACTAATCAGATTGTGGGACAAGCTATCGAAGCTGTGGACATGTCTGATTCGTCTGGAGTTGACCCAGCTGGTAGAATAAAGGTTCGTATAATCTAATTTAAATTTTTTAAGGAGAAAAAAGAAATGGAACCAAATATTGATTATATTGGAAAAGAAGGAGCACAAGGTGCTCTCGCTTCTAACATCTTAGCTAATGGCAAGATGGATCCGGGACAATTGCGTCCATGGATTGGAAAAGATGGAAAAGCATATGTTACTGTATTCAAAGGAGGAGATGCCAAGGATACAAAGAACTATGTGAACCATTTAGTTGCTCATGGCACTCTGAGAAGGGATGAGTGGAAACAGTTGGATGAAGCTGTTGTTAAAATTTCGGAATCACGGACAGGTGGAGTTGCTGATTTAGAGTCCCATGGGCTTGTTTATAATCTGGGCAATGCTATGGGAACAACTGTGCTAGAATGGCATGACGTGAGTGATGCTCTTTCAGCTGAGTTAACCATGGATGGGATTGCCAGAGCTCAGAATGATCGTCCTGTTTATTCTACTAATTATTTGCCAATTCCTATTATCCATGCTGATTACGAAATAAACACTCGTACATTGGCTGCTAGCAGGAACATGGGAAATCCTTTGGATACAACCTTGGCAGAAAGAGCTACAAGAAAAGTGGCTTTGAAATTGGAGCAAATGTTATTTACAAATACCTCTTATGCCTTTGGTGGTGGTACTATTTATAGTTACACAAATTACACCAATCGTAATGAGGTCACTTTGAGTTTAGCATGGGATGATTCTTCAAAAACTGCGGCTCAGATTTTGGCTGATGTTATTGCTATGAAGCAAGCCAGTATTGATGCATATCATTATGGCCCTTGGATGCTTTATATTCCCACTTCTTATGAAACAGTAATGGATGAGGATTACTCCACTTCAGGAGCTTCCACACAAACCATCCGTGAGCGTATTGAGAAGTTAGGTGGTATTAAAGGCATTAAGGTTATTGACACCTTGACTGCTGATAATGTTCTTTTGGTACAGATGACTTCTGATGTTGTTCGTCTGGTTAAGGGAATGCCAATTCAGAATATCCAGTGGGATGAAGAAGGCAAATTTATCAACAAGTACAAAGTGATGACTATCCAAGTGCCTCAGATCAGAGCAGATCAGGATGGCAATTGTGGTATCACCCACTTGGCTTAATCTTATTCGTACTAATCAAGTACAATTTTTAATCATAAAAATATTAGGAGGATAAAAATATGCAACGTAAGAAGAAAAGTGAATCAAAAAGCCCACCAAAAATAAGGTGGCAAAAGTCTGGTGGTGGTTCTTTTAGAATGGCTGATGGTAGAATTATAAAATCAAAGGAAATTTTCTTGGCTCACCCTGAGGAAATCCCTGCCGCTTTTATGGATTCTGTAAAGCCGTTGGACCCAGTAAGGAAGAAGAAGCCCTCAGTCACTGAACCAGAGAAGGGTGCTAAAGCTTTGTACACTAAGAAAGAACGTTCAAAGGGTTGGTGGGATATTGTTGATTCCAAAGGCAAGAAGATGAATGATCGTGCTTTAAGAGAGGCAGAAGCTGATGAACTCATTAACACTTTAGAACAGTAAACATGGGCTGGTGTATTCCTAAAATATGGGAAGGTGGCGATTGCTACATAATTGGAGGTGGCCCCAGTATGATGGGCCAATTTAATATCCCGGAAGAGATTGTGCAAGCAGTCTACAACGGGGCCACTCCTCAATTATATGAACCATATTTACATATATTAAGGGATAAGCATGTCATTGGTGTTAATGTAGCTTATAGGCTTGGGGATTTTATTGATTTTACATTCTTTGGTGATGTTCCTTTTTACTTAACTCATTTACATGAATTAGTAAAGCTGGATCATACATTAGTTACTTTATCAGGAAAAGTGAATCATTTGGATTATGGAATCAAAGTAGTGGATCGTGATAAGCCTTTTGGATTGTCAGATGATCCAACTAAGATTCGTTGGAATAGGAATAGTGGTTCATCAGCTATTAACTTAGCAGTTCATTTGGGAGCTAAAAGGATTATGTTATTGGGATTTGATATGAAGTTGAAAGATCATAAAGACCAACATTGGCATAAGCTATATGGAAAGAAGCCCAAGAAAGAGTCGCAAATACAAAAAACTTTTATCAGGCATTCAGAGGGCTTTCCCAAGATTGCTAGAGATGCTAAAAGATTAGGTGTGGAGATTTTAAATGTTAATCCAGATAGTGCTATCACAGCTTTTGAAAGAGTTAATTTATCAGATGTTTATTCAACCCAAGAAAAGGATTATGCTGTTTGTGTTTTAAAGACAGGTGGAGATTACACCCCTGAGTATGTTTACAAGCTCAGGAGCATGATTAAAAAGAATACTAAAAGGAAAATACATTTCAGATGTTTGACCGATTCTACGGCTTTAAAATTGGCACCAGAAGAAGTTATACCATTAAGGAATAACTGGCCCGGCTGGTGGAGCAAGATTGAGTTATTTAGGCATGGTATATTTCCAGACAGTAGGCAGGTTGTTTATTTTGATTTGGATACCGTAATATTGAAAAGCATAGATTCTTTGTTTAAACCTTTTTCTGGTTTTAGGATGCTGGACAATTTTAGAGGCAGTACTTTTTTGATGTCTGGTATAATGACTTGGGATTGTGATTTGTCCTTTATCTATGAGAAGTTGAGGAACAAAAAAGCTCCTCGGTTTTCTAAAGCTGGTGGGGATTTGATAGGTGATCAGACCTTTATTGAAAAGACATATAAATCAGCCACCAGAAAGAATCCAATTAAAATACAAGAAAGCTTATCTGTTATCAGTTACAAAAGGGATTTCTTAATGAATGATTACAAACATAATGGGGCACAGGTTATTTGCTTCCATGGTCAGCCAAGACCACACGAAGTTAATGACACTTTAATAGTAGAAAAATGGAAGTGAAAAATTTGATCATAATTACAGGTTGTCCAAGGTCTGGTACCAGTATGGTAGCTGGCTCCATTAACAAATGTGGAGCATTCGGAGGAAAGATGAATGGCCCAAACAGAAACAATAAGAAGGGTATGTTTGAAAACCATAAAATAATTAGCAGTATGGTCAAGCCCTTTTTAAAGAAACTTAATGTTGACCCAATGGGTCAATATCCTCTTCCCAAAACAGATTCCTTGCAAACCCCTCATTATTGGAAAAGCTCTTTTTTAAAAGTGTTTAAGGAAGAGGGGTTCAGAAAAGGAAGTATAATGTACAAAGACCCAAAGATTGGGTTGTTATGGCCCATCTGGTATGATTGTTTTCCAGAAGCTAAGTGGGTGATTGTTAGGAGGAAAACAGATGACATAGTTGATAGTTGTTTAAAGACAGGATTCATGAGAGCTTTCCACCACTCCTTTATACAAAAGGAAGTAGGTGTGATGAGTGAAGCCGAAGGTTGGGAATGGTGGGTGAATCAGCACTTAGGTAGGTTTGAAGCTATGAAGGAAAAAATACAGTTCAAGGAAATATGGCCAGAGAAGATGGTGTATGGAGATTATTCAGAATTGATGGCCACCATTAAGTGGTTAGGACTTGAATGGAATAGTGATGTGTTAAGTTTTATTGATCCAATGCTTTGGAAAAGCAGACAAAAAATATAAGGAGATGGCAAGGACAACAGCTGCAGAAGTTAAGCAAATAATTGATACTGATTTATCAGATACCATAGTGGATGCCTATATAGGAGATGCCAATGCATTAGTCACTAATGTACTAGGTGATGATACCACTTTGGGTGATACATTAAAGGAGTCTATTGAGAAGTGGCTAACTGCCCATATGATAGCCTCAACCAGAGAACGGATGGGGCAGGAGGAGGAAGCAGGAAGTGCTAAAATTAAGTATGTTGGAAAGACAGGCTTGAATCTTAGTTCCACAGCTTATGGACAGATGGTTCTAACATTAGATAGTACAGGCAACTTTGCTTCATTAGGAGGAAAGAAAGCAAGCATATATGCTGTAACAAGTTTTGAATAAAAGATTATGACAAGTGGTATAATAAGATTCATTGAAAAGGTCTGCGTACAGACAGCCGTATATTGGGGCAATCCGTCGCCCGATGGTCGGGGTGGAAATACCTATGACACTGCTGTTGAAATCGCTTGTAGGTGGGAGCAAATAACCGAGCTTGTCCAAAATGAATCTATAAGGAAGGAAGGAAAGGAAATTGTGGCTGGCGCAAAGATTCTATTAACACAAGATGTTGCTTTGGAAGGATATTTATATTTGGGAAGCTTAGATGATTTAAGCTCTGACCCCGACAATCCTTTAGAGGTGGATGGAGCCAGAGAGATTATCAAAGTGGAAAAGGTGCCATTATTTAAATCAACAACTGAATTTGTACGGGAGGCATATGTATTATGAAAGGTCACTTTACAATAAAGGGAATGGATCAGGTGGTTGCTAATATCAATAAGCAATTGGTCAAGATGAAAGGTGATGCCATGGAGGGTATGATTGATGCCGCTATTTTAATTCGTACAGATATGGAAAATACATCTCCAAAAGTACCAATTGATTTAGGCAATTTAAGAGCTTCCTTTTTTGTGGTGACATCCAGAGGAGAAAGCAAAGTGGGTGGGTCACCTAATTTTAAAGGAGAAGAAGCATCAGAAATGGCATCAGGACATTCTACGGTGGTTAGCAATAGTAAACAATTAGCAGTAGGTTCAGGCAGGGCAAGTGTTATACTAGGTTTCAGTGCTAATTATGCTATATATGTTCATGAGAATGTAGGAGCTAAATTTCACTATACAGATATTAAAACAAAAAAGACACATGGGCGGCCCGGGGCAGGTGCTAAGTTCTTTGAGGCCGCTTGGGAAAGGAATAAAAAGCAGGTATTGATTTTGATAAAAAATAATATGACAAAAAGATGAATAGCAATTCTGAGGATATTAAAGACCTGTTGGAAGGTGAAAGCTCATTGGGCTTATCTTTTGCCACTAATTTATTTATAGCAAAAGAACCATCCAGTCCAGATGATTGTGTTACAATTTTTGACACCCCCGGTGGACAGGTAGATTTAATGCCTACCAAGGGTGATGAGTATTATAGAGGCAATATTCAAATACGTGTTAGAGATAACTCACAAGCTAGTG